GGCTGAATACAAAACAATCTTTGAACAATATGGCAAGAACAATTCTTAATGAGGAAGAAATGACCTTCCTGGCTACGATTGAGCCGAAACTGAAAACCGCCGTGGAAGCCCGCTGGATTTCCCACCTCCCGCAGCCCGCCATTGACCGGATGCTGGAGATATGGGAAGCCCTCTCTGGGACTAAACGCGCCTTCCGGATGGGGTGCGGAACCTGCATCCTTAACCTGGCTATTGACCTGGGTACACTCTACTTCGCGCAGAAACCGCAGAAAACGGCCAAATCCGCGCCCAACGCACCGAAAACAAGTAAACCTACCGCCGGGGCGAAAAAGCCCGCCAGCGGCAAAAATAGCAAGCAAAAATGAGAAAAGAACGCAAAGAAATCGGCCTGGGCTTTATCCTTCTCAATGAAGGACAACTGCCCTGGCTTCCAAAGAATCCACGCACCTGGACGCAGACGGATATAGATAAGACTGCCGCCAGCATCAAGGAAGACCCGGACTTCCTGGAAGACCGACCCTTGCTGGTAGTGCCATTCTCTGCAAGGGATTATATCGTCTTTGCAGGGAATCTCCGCCATGAAGGCAGTTTTGCTGCGAAGCGGAGCAAGGTGCCCTGCGTTGTGTATTATCCAGAAACGGAAGCGGACCAGGAAACCATCTGCCGCCGTGCTATGAAGGATAATGGCTCCTTCGGTAAGTTTGATTGGGATGAAGTCTTCTCCGGCCCCTGGGGCACGATGGACCTGGAATCGATGGGTATTGGCCGGGCCTTCCAGCAGCACGATGAGCAGCAGCAGGAGAACAACGGCGGCTCCCCCGATGACTACGGCACGGAGTTCAACCTGCCGGATGGGGAAAGGACTGGCTTTCGTCAGGTTAGTTTCCAACTATCGGACGAAATGGCGGAAGTTGTTCTATTCGCTACAAAAGCGGCCCACTACACGGAGGAGTTTTATACCCTGGAGGGCGATGAAGAAGATAAAAACGGCAACGGCGTGGCCGTCTATCTTATGGCAAAATGGTGGCTTGATATGATAGCCAAAGAACCAGGGGTAGATTATGAGAAGGCCAAAGCAGAGGCAGAGGGATTGCGGCAATATCTACGCGACGCCCTCGCAAAGAGTGGACGCAAAGCCAAAGATGTAGACGAGGCCCTTGGAACAAACGGAATGAGTGGGCACTATTTTGGAGAATCGCAGTGGATGTTTCCCACACAAAAGGCCTACAAGATAATGCAGGAATTTATGCCGCTGGATCGTGATTATCTGGAATGCAAGTTAATAGAGTTACGCTATAATCTACTCAAAACACTCAAAACACAATGGGAAGGGCAAAAGAAATAATTGTGAAGGTTATCCCTGCCAAAGTGGCAGAACCCTTCGTGCGTGCCCATCACTATTCTGGAAAGGTCGTGCAGAACTCGCAGGTGCATTTCGGTTGTTTCCTTGATGGAGGACTGCACGGCGTTATGAGTTTCGGCCCGTCTATGGATAAACGGAAGGTCATAAACCTTGTGGCGACCTCAAACAAGACGGAGAAGGAAAAGTGGAACGAGTTCCTGGAACTTAATAGGATGGCTTTTGATGATTACCTTCCGGCCAATAGCGAGTCCCGGTGCCTGGGTATCGCTTTCCGCCTTATAAAGAAAAACGCCCCCCACATTAAATGGGTGATATCTTTTTCCGATGCTACTGCGTCTGGGGATGGAACAATATACCGGGCGTCCGGCTTTCATCTTACTCAAATACATAAGAATATGAGTATTCTCGTTTTTCCGGATGGGGAACGGATCACAATCTTGAACTTTACAAACGGATATCACGAGAAGGAAAGAATCTGCAAAAAATACGGCATCCCCGTGTGGGGGGGGGCTGGTATAACTCCACTGAAAAAGATAGGGGTGAAACTTGCAGAGGGTTTCCAGTTGCGCTATATAAAACTACTGACGGACGATTGCACACTTATGTGCCCAGACCTTCCTTTTACTGATATAGACAAGGTGGGGGCAGGTATGTTAAGGGGTGAACGCATAACCAGGGCGGAAAGGCACGAAAAAAAGGAACCAGCCGGTGCCGGTTCCTTGTAGAGCAGGAAGGTCCCTCCGAAGGCCATCTCCTTGCTGGATGCAAAGCGCACTACCTTGTGCTATTCCCGCGTATGATGGGACAAAGATACAAACTTAAAACGAGATATCAAAATGAAAATGAACGCCGCGAAAATAGCAGAGGCCGCCGCCTGGGTGGAACGCAACGGATTGTACCCGCAACCCTGCGGGGCATCCGTCAAGGACTTCTGCGCGGCTATGGGGATAGACCAGGCCACCTATCATAGATGGGAAAAAATTGCAAGTTTTGCGAGTGTCCTTTCACGCGCACGCGAGGTATTCCGCACCACCACTATCCGCGATGTGGAAAATGCTCTTATCAAGGCCGCAAAGGGTGTGGACTTCACAAAGGAAAAGACCGAAGCCAAAGCGGAAAAGGTGGTGGAGTATGACCCGAAGACTGGGAAGAAAGTGAAGGAATATATGGGGGATGCAAAGGTGGTGAAGGCCACCAGGGAAACAATGTACTACCCGCCGGATATAAAGGCTGCAATCTTCGTGCTTACCAATATGGCACCGGACACCTGGAAGCAGAAGCAGGAAACCACCCTGCAAGGGAATGGCGGACCGATTGCCATCACCCTGGCCGATAATGCCGCAATGGAAGGACTGAAAAAGGCCCTGGAAACCGGAGCAAAACCCCGGAAACCGGAAAATGAAGAAGAAGCGGAATAAATGAGAACAACGCACACCTTTGAAAAACTATGTGCTGCCCTGGGTGGTGCTCCCCGCTACATTGATAGCCGGGGCGGTGCGCGTTCATCCAAGACAATTTCTGCCTTGCAGATATTCTCCCTTTTGGCGATGGAGGACAAGCAGCCGACAATAACCTCCATCGTATCAGAAAACCTACCGCACCTCAAAAGGGGCGCAGTCCGTGATTTCAAATTTTCCCTGGTGGATATGGGCCGATGGGATGAAAATGCCTGGAATAAGTCGGAATGTATTTATACCTTCCCATCCGGGAGCATCCTGGAATTCTTCGGTGCCGATACGCCCGCGAAACTCCAGGGCCCGGCCCGTGACCGATTGCTGATAAATGAAGCCAACCGCGTGGAATGGGAAGCAGCCCGTCAGTTGATGGTCCGTACCTCCGGCCTGGTTATGTATGACTACAACCCCAGCGCACCCTTTTGGGGTACGGAAGAAATCCCGAAGCGCGATCGCTATGCCCTGGTCCATTCTACCTACCGGGATAATCAATACCTCCCGGATGAAGTCCGCCGGGAGATTGAAGCGAACCGCGGGACGGGAAACTGGTGGCGCGTGTACGGCGAGGGCCTTATCGGCCAAATTGAAGGGCAAATCTTTGACTTCAAGATAGTGAACGATATGCCGGACCCTGCCGGGTTCATTGAAACCTGGGGAATGGACTTCGGATTCACGAATGACCCCACTACGATTATCCGCTGCCTGGTTCACACCGGGAGAAGGGAAATATATGCAGACCAATTGATATGGCAGACGGGAATGACAAACCCGGATATTGCACACGCATTGAAAGACCTGGGCATCAAGCGGCAAGGGAACGGCCCTTGCGTGTGGGCTGATTCTGCAGAACCGAAATCCATAACGGAAGTGGCCGGATACGGACTGAATGTGAAAGGGTGTGATAAGAAAACAGCCGTGAGGGAACAAATCCAGGCCCTCCAACCCTGGACCATCTATGTAACCCGGCGGAGTGTGGACCTTATCAACGAGGGCCGCAAATACCTATTCAAGCAGCGCACCGATGGGACTTTCACCAATGAACCGATAGACTTTTTCAACCACGGGATAGATGCCCTCCGCTATGCTTGTTATTCGGGCGTACTAATGACCCAGGGACGCGGTCAGTATAATATATCAATCCGTGGCGGAAGATAGCCCAAAACCAAAGGAAACGATTAAATACACAATGCTATGATAACAACCTACGAAGCCCTCCCTATGGGCAAATACCAAGAGATAGACCGCATCACCCGGACCGGGGGCGATGAATTGGAGGTCCAGGTAGCCATCCTCTCCATCCTCACCGGAAAGCCGGAAGCGGAACTCCTGCGCCTTCCCCTCCCGGAGTACACCGACCTGGCCGGGAAATCCACCTTCCTGCGCTCACCAATCGCAGAAGTGCCGAAGGTCCGCAAGGAATACGCCCTGGGTGAATGGCGGCTCCGCCCGTGCCAGGACTACCGGAAACTCACCGCCGGGCAATACATAGACTTCCAGGCGTTCACGAAGGATACCCTG